CTCGCGCGCGAAGAAAACGGCGTTTTGCGGCGGTTTTGGGCGTGCGCGGCGGCGTGCCGGGCTGTCTGGGGGCGTTTTGGGGCGTTTCTGGCGTGCGGTGGGCGGTCTGGCGGCGCTATGCTGCGGCCGTGGCGTTGCAGCGGCTCCGTTTGGGCGTCCCGGCCTCTCTGGCGGACGCTCTGCGAGCTCGAGCGCTCGAGGAGGGCGTGAGCCTCGCGGAGATGGGGCGCCGCGCGCTCGAATTGGGGTTGCGCCGCGAGGCGCTCGAGGGGGAGGACCCGGCGGCGGAGGCGATGCGGCTTCTGGCGGAGCAGGCGCGCGCCGGCAAGACGCAGGCGGTGGTGCAGTATGCGCGGATGGCTGCGGCGGGGCCGCCGGCGGGGAGCTCGAGCGGCGACCCCGATGACGAGCTCGCCGCGCGCCGGCGGCGGGCCTGAGCGGTGCGCCGCTGGGCTGAGATTGGGTCGGCGCTCATCGTGGTGGGCCTGGCGCTCGCGTTGGTGTTCGTCGTCTACGAGCTCGTCGTCAAGTGAGCGAGCTCGAGGAGTTCGCCGCCTTCTGCTCGCGCCTCGAGCTCGAGAGCGGCCGGCCGATGCGCCTCGAGCCGTTCCAGGCGGAGCTCCTGGCCGACTACTTCGCCGGCGCGCAGGAGACGTTGGCGCTCCTGCCGAAGAAGAACGGCAAGTCGACGCTGATGGCGGCGCTGGCGCTCTGGCATCTGCTCACCGTCGAGGACGCGGAGTGCCTGGTGGCGGCGGCCTCCCGCGATCAGGCGACGATCCTCTACGAGCAGGCCGCCGGCTTCGTGGAGCGCTCGAGCTCGCTCCTGCGCCACATGAGGGTGCAGCGCGGCTACCGGATGATTCGGGCGAGGGAGGGGCGGGGCCGCATCCGCGTCCTCGCCGCCGACGTCGACACGGCCGATGGCGTCATCCCGACACTCGCGTTCGTCGACGAGCTCCACCGCCACAAATCCCTGGACCTCTACGGGGTTTTCCGCGACGGCCTGGGCCCGCGGCGAGGGCAGATGCTGACGATCAGCACCGCCGGCGATAGCGAGGCGTCGGCGTTGGGGGAGATCCGGGCGGCGGCGCGCTCCCTCGAGGGGCTGCGCCGGGAGGGGCGCCATACGGTGGCGCGGTCAGCTGACGGCGGGTTCGTCCTCCACGAGTGGGCGCTTGACCGCGAGGACGACCGCGGCGACATGCGCGTCGTCAAGCTTGCCAACCCGGCGTCCTGGCAGACGGAGGAGGCGCTGCGCCGCCGCTATGAGAGCCCGTCGATGCTGCCGGCGCAGTGGGCGCGGTTTGCGTGCGGGCTCTGGCAGGCGAGCGAGGATTGGTGGCTGCGGGCGGAGCAGTGGGCGCAGGGGGCCCGCGTCGGCACCATCCTGCCGGGGGAGCGCATCGCCCTGGGCTTCGACGGCTCGAGGACCGGCGACTCGACGGCGCTGTGCGCCTGCCGGCTCGAGGACGCCCTCTGCGTGCCGTTGGCGCTCTGGGAGGCGCCGGAGGGCCACCACCGCGACCAGACGTGGGAGGTGCCGGCGCTCGAGGTCGACTCCGCCGTCGCGCAGGCGATGAACACGTTCCGCGTCGTCCGCGGCTACTTCGACCCCCCGCTCTGGCAGTCAGACATCGAGCGCTGGGGGCTCGAGTTCGGCCAGCCGGCCGTCACGCCGTTCCATACCGCCCGCTCCCCGATGCTGGCCGCCGTCGAGCGTTTCCGTACCGATCTGCTCGCCGGCGAGGTCGGCCACAACGGCGACCCGCGCTTGACGCGGGCGGTCATGAACGCCAGGATGCACGAGGCGCGAGGAGGCTACTTCCTTGTCAAGGACACGCCCATGAGCCCGAACAAAATCGACCTCGCGGTCGCCGCGGTGCTCGCCTATGAGGCGCGCTGCGACGCCCTGGCGTCGGGCCAGCGGCCCGGGAGGTTCTACGCGTTCTCATGACCCTGCTCTCCCCCACAGACGAGACGTGGGTGGCGCTCAGCGTCCCGCCTGACGCCACGCCGCCTGAGCTCCTGATGGCCCGGCTCCTGACGCAGCTTCAGGAGCGAGCGCCGCTCTGCGACCTCTACACCGACTACGTGGAGGGCCGCCACGCCCTGGCGTTCATCTCCACGCAGTACCGGCGGGCGTTCGGGGCGATGCTCGCCGGCATGTCGGACAACTGGATGGCGCTCATCGTCCAGGCCGCGGCGCAGCGCCTCGAGGTACAAGCGCTCAAGGGCGGCGGCAGCGACCTCGCCGACCGCCAACTGCTCGACCTCTGGCGCCGCGAGGGCCTCGAGCTCGACTCCGGCCTGGGCTTCACGGCCGCCGGCCAGCAGGGGGAGGCCTACCTCCTCGTTGAGCCCTACCTCGAGGCCGGCGAGGCGCGCGCGCGCATCACCGTCGAGCACCCCCGGCAGTTCATCGTTGAGCGCGCCCCCGACGACCGCCGCCGGCTCTCCGCCGCCCTGAAGGCTTGGTGGGACGAGAACGCGGAGGCCCTGTACGTCACGCTCTGGACGCCGCAGGCCATCTACCGGCGGAGCAAGCGCCCCAGCGACTCCTGGCTTATGGCGCGCGAGGACGAGGCGCTCGACGTCGAGGCAAACCGCCTGGGGCGCGTCCCCGTGGGCGTCCTGCTCTCCGACCCGCAGATGCTCCCGGCCCGCCCGCCGCTCGCTCTCCTCGTCCCGCCCCATAACGCCCCGGACGTCGCGATCGGGCTGGGGCGCAGCGACATCGCCGACTTCATCTCGACGCAGGACGCCATCGACCAGTTGCTGACGAACATGCTCGTCAGCGCCGAGTTCCAGGCGTTCCGGCAGCGCTGGGCGACGGGCCTCGAGGTGCCGCGCGACCCCGACACCGGCCTGCCCATCCAGCCGTTCCGCGCCGCCGTCGAGCGCGTCTGGGTAAACGAGAAACCCGACGGCAAGTTCGGGGAGTTCGCGCAGACGGACCTCAGCAACTACACCGGCGCGCTCGACTGGCATGTCCGGAGCCTCGCCTCCCGCAGCCGCATCCCGCCGCACATCCTGATGAGCGGCTCCGGCAACTGGCCGTCGGGGGAGAGCCTCGACGCGGCGGAGACGGGGATGACCGACAAGGTCGTCGGGAAGCAGCGGAGCATGGGCCCCGGCATCAGCGTCGCGATGGGCTACGCCGCGGAGATCGAGGGCATCACCGTCGGCTCCCCGCGCATCTCGCTCGACTGGACGGCGGCGGGCCGGCGGAGCGAGAGCGCGCTCGCGGACTCCCTCGTCAAGCGTCTCGCCATCGGCGTCCCGCCCCAGCAGCTGTGGGAGGACTACGGCTACTCGCCGGAGCAGATCAGCGGGTTCTTCGACGCCATCGACCAGGCCCGCGAGCACGGGCTGGCTGCCGGCGGGGCGCCTGCCGCGGCCCCGGCCGCGGTCCCGCCGGCGCCGGCGCCGCCCGGCGCGCCCCCGCCGCCGACTGGCGGTCCGTTTGCCCCGGCGGTAGCGTAACCGCCGATGGAAGCAGACCCCCCGCAGGATCCGCCCGCCAACGACGCCCCGCGTTCGTTCAGCCAGGCGGAGCTCGACCAGATCGTCGCCCGCAACCGCAGGGAGTGGCAGGAGAAGCTCGAGGCCGCCTCCCAGGAGCGCGACACGCTGAAGGCGCGCGTCAGCGAGCTCGAGCCGGCGGCGCAGGAACGCGACCGGCTGAAGGCGCGCGTAGGCGAGCTCGAGCCGGCCGTCGGGAAGCAGGCCGTCGAGATGGCGCTACTCGTGGAGGCCGTCAAGGCTGGGGCCCGCCGCCCCGACCACGTCCTGCGTCTCATAGACCAAACCTCCGTCCGGCTCGAGGACGGGCAGGTCAAGGGGGCGGCGGAGGCCATCGCCGCGCTCGCCTCAGACTCGCCCGCCTACTTCGGACCGGCCTCGAGCGAGCAGCCCCGTCCGCCCGCCGACGGCGGGGCGCGTAGTCGTTCGGCTCCCCCTCCGCAGGCGAGCCCCAACGACGGCATCAACGCCGCCATCCGCGGCGCAGCGGGCTACGTCTCGCGGTAGTTCCCAGGCGCCGCGCGCGCCGGCAGTAGCAGGCCCGCCAGTGGCCGGAGAGCGCCCTCGAGGGGCGCGTCATACCTCTAGCCGAAGGAGCACGCAGTGCCGCCCATCTACGACCAGTTGATTGCGCGCACCGACGTTCAGGGCCTCATGCCGGAGCCCGTCGTCGTCGAGCTACAGCAGGACATCGCGAGGACGAGCATCGTCGCGAGCCTGTTTCGCCAGATCCCCATGTCGAGCGGCCAGGTCAAGACCGCCGTCCTCGACGCCCTCCCCTACGCCTACTGGGTCAACGGAGATACGGGGCTGAAGCAGACCACCAAGGTCTCCTGGACGGGCAAGTACCTCACGGCGGAGGAGCTCGCCGTCATCGTCCCCGTCCCGGAGGCGGTCATCGCCGACGTCAACGTCGACATCTTCGCCCGCCTCCGCCCCCTCCTGGCGGACGCGTTCGCGATGGTCCTCGACAGCGCAACCGTCTTCGGCGTCAACCGGCCGGCGACGTTCGCGCAGGCCATCGTGCCGGGGGCCGCCGCCGCTACGCCGACGCAGGCCATCGTCAACGCCGACGTCGTCGCCGGCATCGATGAGGCCCTCTCGCTTCTCGAGGGCAACGACGTCAACGTCAACGGCATCGTCGCCCGCGCCGCCGTCCGCGGCGCCGTCCGGCGCGCCCTGACGCAGCTGGGTGGCGCGAGCTCCCTGGGGGCCGCCCCCAACGACCTGTTCGGCTACCCGCTCGTCTACCCGTCCGGCACGCTGGGCTGGCCGGCGAACCTCCAGACGATCATGGGCGACTGGACCTGCGCCGTCCTGGGCGTCCGCCAGGACATCACGTACAAGGTGCTCAGCGAGAGCGTCATCAGCGATGACGCCGGGAAGGTCATCTTCAACCTCGCCCAGCAGGACGCCGTCGCTCTCCGCGCCGTCGCCCGCTACGCGTTCGCCGTGGCGGACCATGTCGGCACCGGCGCCGACGGCCAGCCGCAGTCGACGTACCCGTTCGCGACCACCGCCACCGCGTAGGAGGGGGAGCTCGAGCCATGAGCACGGAGCCAGAGGAGCCCATCTGCACGCCGCAGGATGTCGCCGTCTGGCTCCGCGCTCGCACCCAGGACGACGAGGGGCGGGAGCAGGGCCTCTTCACGGAGGCGACGCGCCCCACCGTCCTACAGGTCGAGGCGACGATCGAGGTCGCCCACGCGATGGTGGCTCTCCGCGTCGGCTGGGAGAGCCCCGACGCCTGCCTCGCCGGCTACCGGCAGGCCGTCTCGCTCGCCGCCGCCTGCATCATCGAGAAGTCGTACTTCCCGGAGCAGATCGCCGACAACCGCAGCGCCTACGTCCAGCTAAACGAGGAGCTCACGGCGGCGTTGCAGGGCCTCTACCAGTGCGTCGTCGATGGCGGGCTGGGGCCCGGCGCCGGCGGCGAGAGCGGCTCCGCGGGGGCCTACGACCTCTGCACGCCCTACCAGCCCTGCGGCGCCGGCCCCTCGCTGTTCGTTCCCGCCAACTGGAACAACCCGCAGGCCTACGACGTCGACGACCCCTACGAGCCCTCTGCGGCCCAGGCGTGGCTCGTGGGGATGCAGGAGACGTGGCGGGGCGTCATAGACGCCGACGGGCGTCCGATCGCTCCCGCGCCTCGCCACGTCGATACCCGGGGGACTCTGTGATTACCGTCGAGGGCGACGAGCGGGCCCAGGCCGTCATCCTCCGCGCCGGCCGGAAGGCGCAGGACCAGAGCTCGAGCCTCGAGGCCGCCGGCGAGAGCGCCGGCATCGCCTCCCCCGGCGCCTGGACGAACCGCTCCGGGAAGCTCTCCGGCAGCGTCAGCCGCCCGCGCGTCGAGGCGTCAGCTGACTCCGTCCGGCTGCTCTCCGACGTCCCCTACGCGCGGTTCGTCTTCTACGGGACGGCCCGGCAGGAGGCGGAGCCGCCGCAGATCAACCTCCGCGTCCTCGTCACGCAGAGCTCGAGGCGCGTCGCTAGCGACCTGGTGAGCCCGTGAGCGCCAGCCCAACCTTCCCGGAGGCCTGGGGGCCGGAGCCCTACGACGACCCCCTCGAGGTCTTTGGTCCGCAGATCGGGGCGCATGACGTCGAGGGCGCCGTCGTGGAGCTCCTGCAAACCTGGCTCTGGACGTACATCTGCGAGATCTGCCGGCGCGCCGGCTGGGCCCCCGATGCGCTCCCCCCGATCCGCTCCTACCGGGTGAGCTCCGACATGGAGAACATGCCGGAGGACCAGCACCCCGCCCTCATCGTCCGGTCGCTCTCAGCGCAGGCGGTGCGCCGCGGCGGCGGCGCGAGCTCCCACCAGCAGACGTGGCGGTGGGCGCTCGAGGTAGGCGTCCAGACCGTCACGCGCTCGCTGAAGGCGGCGAACGGCGCGTCGCCGCAGCCGCGGCTTGTCGCGCTCATGTACGCGACGGCGGTACGGGGCGCCCTCGTCCAGAAGCGCGACCAGAGCAAGACGCTGGGGATGCTTGACGTCGAGGGGGAGCGCTACACGGAGCTCGCCTCGACCTCCGACCGCTCGACGCACCTCGCGACGGTCCTGTGCCTGGCTGAGGTGCCGCGCGTCGTCGAGTGGGGCCGCGGCCCGGCCACGCCGCTGGTCCCCCCGGACCCGGAGGCGCCGACGAGCCCGCTCTGGCCGCAGACCGACGCGGTCTACCCGCGCATTCAGAAAACGCCGGCGGAGAGCTCCCTCGAGGAGGACCGCCCCGACGACCAACTCCCCGACCCCCAGAGGTGAGCGATGCCGCGACCTGGCGTCACAGTGCACATCGAGGAGGACACCGCCAGGGGCGGCGCCGTCCTCGATACCGGACAGGCCTACATGGTCGGGCTCTCCGACCGCGGCCCCATCGGCGCGACGAAGGTGCTGTCGCTCCGCAACTACCAGGACCTCTTCGGCTCTGGCCCCTCCGTCCTCCGCGACTCCGTCATGGCGTTCTTTACGGAGGCCGGCCAGGCGAGCTCCGCCCTGTACGTCAACCGCATAGCGGGCCCGACAGCGGAGGCCGCTACCGCGACGCTGGGGACGGACCTGACCGTCGATGCGAGCTCGCCCGGCGCCTGGGGCAACGACCTCGAGGTAAGCACCGCGGCGCCGCCCTCTGGCTCGCCGGCGGGCTCGCAGGTCCTCGTCGTCGAGCTCGACGGCACGGAGGTCGAGCGCTCGCCGGCGGAGGCGACGCAAGCGGACGCCGCGGCCTGGGCCTCCCGCTACAGCCAGTACATCCGGCTGACGCCTACGACGGCGACCGACCCGCTGCCGGCGCCGCCGGCTACCGCGACGCTCGCCGGCGGCGTGACCGACGACACCGTCGACGCCGACTCCGTCGGGGCTGCCCTCGACGCGTTCGGCTACCAGTTGGGGCCCGGCCAGGCGCTCGCCCCCGGGCTCTCGACGCCCGCCGTCCACCAGGCGCTCGTCGCCCACGCGGAGACGCACCACCGCGTCGCGCTCCTCGACGCCCCCAACACCGGCTCGAGGACGGAGCTCGAGGCCGCCGTCGAGGCCATCCAGCCGACGCAGGCAAGCCGCTACGCGGGGCTGTTCGCTCCCTGGCTGAGCTACCCGGGGGCCGTGGCGCCGGCGACAACCATCGTCCCCTACAGCGCCGTCCAGGCGGGCCTCATCGCCCGCGTCGACGCCGCCGGCAACCCCGCCGTCTCAGCGGCCGGCGACCGCTCCGTCCATGTCGGCACGCTCGCGCTCCTCTACGAGTGGTCAGACGCCGACCATGAGGCGATGAACGGCCAGGGCATCAACCTGGGGAAGCTCGTCTACGGCTCGATTGAGACGTACGGCTACCGGACGGCGGCGGCGGGCCCGGAGACGAACTGGATGTTCCTGGGGGAGAGCCGGGTCGTGATGGCGATCGCGCACGAGGCGGACGTGGCGGCCCAGCCCTACGTCTTCGAGCCCATCGACGGCCGCGGCCACCTCTACTCCAAGCTCGCGAAGGACCTCATCGCGATCTGCCAGCGCTACTTCGACATGGACGCCCTCTACGGGGCTACGCCACAGGACGCCTACCGCGTCATGGTCGCGGAGGCCAATACCGTCGACGACGCCGCGGCCGGCAACGTCATCGCCGTCATCCGGCTGAAGACGAGCAAGGTCGCGGAGTGGATCGACATCCCGATCACCAAGGTGCCGCTCGAGCGGGCGGTCTGAGAGGAGGAGTAGGAGATGGCAGGCCCGTTCAACCAGCCCCTCGCGCGGCCGACCCGCGAGGACACATGGCTCGTTACGCTCCGCGTCGACGACGTCGACTTCGGAGTCTGGGATCGCAAGACCGGCGGCAACGCCGACAGCGAAGAGGCGAAGTACACGCCCGGGGGGATGGCCACTGAGGTCAGCCTGGGCGGCCGGCAGACGACGGAGAACATCACGCTCTCCCGCGAGTTCGACTGGGGCCGCGACCTCCCCTCGATGGGGTACCTCCTCAACCGCCGGGGCCGCGGCAGCATCAGCATCGGCCAGCAGGCGCTCGACATCGACGGCAACGCCCGCGGCAACCCCGTCACGGCTACGGGGACGCTCAAGGCGGTCCAGATGCCCGACCACGACTCCTCCGGCAACGACCCCGCGCTCGTTGAGATCGAGTGCACCGTCGTCGGCCTGGTGGCGTCGTGAGCGAGCTCGAGCTCGAGGGAGCCCCCGGCAGCATCCTCTCCCAGTTGCAGGCCGCCGCGGCGGCGCAGCAGGAGGAGCAGCGAATCGAGCTCCCCATCGGCGGGGCGTTCGCGGGGCTCCTGTTCGTCCGCTACCGGCCGCTCGACCCCGGCCAGATGGACCGCTACGTGGCGAAGCGCGCGCGCATCATCGACAAGGGCGGGGAGCTCGCCGACATCTCCTCGACCGACTCGAGCATGGACCTGATGGCGCAGGCCTGCGTCTGCCTCCTCGACCGCGCCGGCGGCGAGCTCGAGCTCGACGGCCAGCCCGTCCGCCTCGACGCCCGGCTCGCCGCGCTCCTCGAGCTCGCGTTCCCGGAGGGGTTCGAGCCGACGGCCCGCGACGTCATCCTGCGGCTGTTCGGAGGCAACGCGCTCGCCATAGACGCCCACGCCTCCCGGCTGCTCGAGTGGATGCGCCAGCCGGCGGAGGTCCCGGGCCTGGGGGAAGCTCCGGCCTCGTGAGCGACCTGGGCATCGCCGCCGCCTGCGGGGTCTCGCCGCGCGACCTGCTCCGCGCCGGCCCGCTCGAGCGCGCGCTCCTCGTCGCCGCCATACCGGCAGCCCAGGAGAACCAGCGGCGGTGGATGCGCGCGATGGCGGTCGAGGCCGTCAACGCCTACGCGGAGGCGCAGCGGAAGAGCCGCTGAGCGATGCCCGCCAACGAGGCCATCATCATCGAGCTCCGCCTCGCCGGCGCCGCCGCCTTCCAGAGCCAGGCTCGAGGAGCCGCCGGCGCCGTCGGGAAGATCGGCGATGCGGGGACGAAGGCGGAGCGGCCCACCGGCCGGCTGGGGAAGGCGATGGGGACGCTGGGCCCGCTCGCCGCCGGCGCAGCTGTGGGCGGCGGCCTGATGGCAGCCAAGTTCGGGGTCGACGCCGTCAAGGCCTTCCAGGACAGCGCCAAGATCGGGGCGCAGACCGCGGCCGTCATCAAGAGCACCGGCGGGACCGCGAACGTGACGGCGGGGCAGGTCGGCAACCTCGCCGGCTCTCTCTCCAACCAGACGGGCATCGACGACGAGGTCATCCAGGGCGGCGAGAACATGCTGCTCACGTTTACGAAGGTCCGCAACGAGACGGGCAAGGGCAACGACGTGTTCAACCGGGCGACCAAGACGCTCGTCGACATGAGCGCGGCGCTGGGCTCCGACCCCCAGCAGCAGGCCATCCAGCTAGGGAAGGCGCTCAACGACCCCATCAAGGGCGTCAGCGCGCTCTCCCGGGTAGGCGTCACGTTCGACGACCAGCAGAAGAAGACGATCAAGCGGTACGTCGAGCACGGCCATATGGCGAAGGCGCAGGGCGTCATCCTCCGCGAGCTCAACAAGGAGTTCGGGGGGAGCGCTCGAGCTCAGGCTACGAACACCGCGCGCCTGAAGGTGGCGATGGGCAACTTGCAGGAGAGCATCGGCGGGATGCTGGCGCCCACCGTCGAGAAGCTCGCCAACCTCCTCCTGAAGCTGGGGCCGTTCTTCTCAAAGGGCGGGGCGGGGGCCCGGGCTCTGGGCGCCGCCGGCCGCGCGCTCTCCCCCATCTTCCGGGCCGCCGCCGACGCCGCCGTGCAACTCGCCTGGGCGGTCCGGCCGATCATCCAGAACGCCCACTACCTCATCCCGGTCCTGAAGGTGCTCGCCTACGCCGTGGGCGCGATTCTGTTCGTGGCGCTGAAGCTGCTCAAGATGGAGTTCCGGGCCCTGGGCGTCTACATCCGGTTCACCATCGGCCTCATACGCGCCATTGTCGGCGTCATCCGCACGCTCGTCGGCGCCGCCATCAGCGCCGGCAAGACGCTGGGGCGCCTCGCCTCGACCATCCGCGGCGCGCTCTCCTCCGCCTTCCGTAGCGCCGTCGGGCGAGCTCGAGCGCTCGTCTCCGGCTTCCAACGGCTGGGAGGCCAGATCGTCAAGGCCATCGCCAACGGCATCAAGAGCGCCCCCGGCGCCATCCTCGACGCCATCAAGAGCCTCATCCCGGGCGGGAAGATCGGCCAGAAGATCGCCGGCGTCCTGGGCATCGGCGGCCACGCGACCGGCGGCGTCGTCGGCTCGAGGGAGCGCCTCAGCCTGGTGGGCGAGCGCGGCCCGGAGCTCGCCTCCTTCCCTGCCGGCACGCGCATCACGCCGCTGAGGAGCTCAGCGCTGGCGCCAGTGGCGGCCGGCGGGACGACCGCGCAGTTCTTCCTCGACCGCCGCCTCATCATGACGGCCGTGGCGCAGGCGGACGCCGACGTGAGGGCGAGGCGCTGAGATGCCCGTCGCGCCTCCCGGTTACGTCCGCCTGCGCTGCTCCGACCCGAAGTTCGACCAGACGTTCCTCCTGGGCGAGGACCCCCCGAAGGTCAGCGGCGGCGTTGGCGGCTGGGAGACCGTCCAGCGCCCCCGGCAGGTCTCGATGACGATCTGGCAGGGCACCGACCCGTTCGAGCTCGAGCTCGTCGTCATGCTCGACGGCTGGGAGCCCGGGGTCGCCGGCGGCGGCTACAGCCAGGAGCCGGCGCTGCGCGCGCTCCTCGCCGCGGCCCGCGGCGACGACGAGAGCGAGCCGTCGACCTGGGACATCGACGGCATCCCCTGGCTGCCCGCCGACGAGTGGGTCCTCAACTCCGTCGAGCCGGGCGATACCGTCCTGCGGCGCTCGAGCGACTTCTCCCGCGTCCGCCAGGACTTGACGCTCGCGTTCGTGGAGTACATCCCGCCGGAGTACCTCCAACTGCGGGCGAAGGCCCGGCAGGGCGCCAAGTCCAAGACGACGGTCTACACCGTCAAGAAGGGCGACACCCCGGCGAGCATCGCTCGCAAGCGGCGCTGCAAATGGACGGAGATCCGCGACCTCAACAAGGACGTCATCACGAAGGGGGCGAAGCAGGCGCTCCGGGTCGGCTCCCGGCTGCGCGTCCCGGTCCTGCGCAAGCCGGCGCGCAAGAAGCGGACGAGCTCGACGAAGAAGTAGCGTGGCGGCCTCCTCGAGAGCTCTGAAGGACCCCTACCGCTGGCGGGCGAGCTCCTGGGCTACGTCGGCGCAGTGGGCGCGCTGGGAGAACGTAGGGCTCGCGCCCACGCTTGACCTGAGCGACCTCGTCCTCAACTGGACGGACCGCCGCGTCGTCGACCTCGACGCCCGCGGCGCCATCACCAGCATCGAGATTGAGCGCACCGTCGAGGGCGCCTCGACGCTCACGCTCGTCTTGCGCGACCCCGGCGGGCTCCTGTTCTCCACGTGGGCGAAGCGGATGCGCGCGCGGGTCGCCGACTCCAAGAAGGCCCGCAACCGCTCGCCGCGGGAGGTAGACGAGGGCTGGGAGCCGATGCTCGCGCCGGAGCTCATAGGCCGCGCGATGCAAGTGACGCTCGATGGCGCGACGTTCCGGCTCGTCGCCGTCGCCTACGCGCACCAGGGCGAGGAGCTCACGCTGACGTTCGAGGACCGCATCGTCTACCTCCTGCGCCGCAAGAAGGGGGAGCGCCGGGCGTCGAGGGCGAAGGTGACGAGGGCGCAGTTCATCCTCTCCCTCCTCCGTGAGGTCACGCTCATAAAGCCGCCGTTCGTCTGCCCCGACCTCCTCGTCCGCCAGCCCATCGACAACCCCGATAGCGGGGGCTCGAGCCAGCGCGCGGCGCCCAGGAGCTCCACGGCGGCGCTGAGGGCGGCCTCGAGCTCGAGCTCCGCGCTGGCCGACCCCTCCGCGACGGGCGGGTTCGCCTCCGGCGCCAACCTGACCGTCAAGGGGAAGCCGGCGAGCGCCGCTCAGCGCAAGCGGATGGAGGGCATCCTCAGCGAGGCGCAGCGCCTCGACTGCTCCGCCGACGTCATGGCGGCCTGCCTCGCGTGCGCCACCCAGGAGTCCGTCATGGGCGAGCAGGCGGGCCAGACGGGCAACGACGACACCGGGCTGATGCAGCAGGGCCGCAACTGGATACCGGCCGCCGACACGATGAACCCCGGCCTGGTCACCAACGCGTTTTTGCTCTCCGGGACGCCGCAGGCGAAGGGGCATGGGACGGCGCCGGGCTGGCTGAAGAAGCACGGCTCGCTGAAGGCTGTCCCGGGCGGGTTCGAGGCCGCCATCAAGGCCGTCCAGGTCAGCGTCGGCGGCTACGCGCCGTGGGAGGCTGAGAGCAAGCGCGCCGTCCGCGCCTGGGGCGGCTCGCCGTCGGCGGAGAGCGAGGCCGGCGGCGGCGGCACGTACGCAAAGAGCTACCAGTTCGCGCGCGAGGCCGACGAGGACTCCTGGACGGCGATCCAGCGCCTCGCGGAGGAGGTCGGCTGGCGCTGCTTCGTCGTCGGCTCCGCCGTCTACTACATGAGCGAGGAGCAGCTGTTCCGCCGGCGCCCCCGCTACGAGCTCACCGCCGCGAGCGACGCCCTGCTCGACCTGACGTACGACGTCGACTGGGGCAAGCCGGTCAGCGAGGCGACGCTGACGGTCGCTCTCGACCGCTGGGGGGCCCCGCCCGGAGCAGTCATCCTCCTCTCCGGGTTCGGCCCGCCCGACGGCCGCTGGCTGATTACTGGCGTCAGGCGCAACTGGTTCGAGCCTACGGCTGAGGTCACGATCAAGCAGCCCGGCAAGCAGAAGCTCGAGCCCGCCTCTGAGCGCGCCTCGCGGGCCCAGAGCGCCGTCGAGGGCGGCGGCGGCGAGGGCTCCGTCGCCGCCGACGGCTCCGCTACGGGCCGCGCCTACGCGGAGGCGAAGGCCATCAGCGACCGCAACCTCCCCTACATCTGGGGCGGCGGCCACGCGCGGGCGGGGACGGCGGACGCCGGGACGAATACGCCGTCGAAGAACTCCGGGCCGCCCCCGGGCTTCGACTGCTCCGGCTACGTCGTCGCCTGCCTCGCCGCCGCCGGCCTGGGCTTCCGGCCCGGCGCTCCCGGCGCCGGCTCCGGCCAGTTGATGTCGTGGGGGGAGCCCGGGCCCGGCGAGCGGATGACCGTCTGGGCGAACGCGGGCCATACCTTCATCGAGTTCAAGGGCGTCGGCTCCGGCAAGTTCGCAGACACATCCAGGGAGGCGGCGCCGCCGTCCGATCGCGGGCCCCGGCTGAGGACGGGCTCGAGGAGCACCGCCGGGTTCGTCGCCCGCCATTGGAGGGGGACATGACGCCGGCGCTCGACCAGGTCACGGCGCCGCCCCCCCCGGGCCCGGGGGAGACGAACGTCCTCGAGGGCAAGCTGACGCTGCGCCGCGAGGAGCGCTGGGCGGTCGTCGACGGCTCCCAGCAGTTGCTAGGGCCGCTCGTCGGCGGCGAGGCTGCCGTCGCCGGCGACCGCGTCTGCGTCGCTGTCTCCCAGGACGGCACTCCGTTCGTCGTGCACCCCGCCGCGGCCGGCGGCGAGGGGGGCGGCGGCGGCACCGTCATCAGCGGCGAGTGGAACTGGACGACCTCGACCACCGACGCCGCCAACGGCCGCGTCGGCATCAACACCGGCGCGTGGGCTACCGCCACCGTCGTCAACCTGGCGAAGCAGACCGCCTCCGGCGCGCAGAGCAACCTCGCCGCGTTCCAGGCCGGGCAGACGCTCGCCCTCAAGCAGCAGGACGACCCCGACATCTGGGGGAGCTACACCGTCAGCGCTCCCGCCACCGACCACGGCGGCTACGTCAGCATCCCGGTCACGTTCAAGCAGGCCGGCCCCGGCGCGCTGCCCGCCAACAACCGGCAGATGAACGTGTCGGTGTTGGTGCCCGGCGAGCCGGGACCCCAGGGGCCGCCCGGCCCTACGGGGCCCGCTGGCCCGCAGGGGCCGAAGGGCGACACCGGCGCGACCGGCGCGACCGGCGCCACCGGTCCGCAGGGCGCCGTCGGTCCCGCGGGGCCAACGGGCGCTACGGGGCCGCAGGGCCCGAAGGGCGATACGGGGGCGACGGGCCCCGCCGGTCCGCAGGGCCCCGCCGGCGCTCTGGTCGGCGCGCCGATCCCCTGGCTCGTCTCGACCATCCCCAGCGGCTACCTCGAGTTCAACGGCCAGGGGATCACGCAGGCGCAGTACCCGCAGCTATACGCGCTGTTCGGGGCCAGCCTCCCCGACTTGCGCGACAAGTTCCTGATGGGGGCGGGGGCCGCCGCTGTGGGCTCTACGGGCGGCGAGGCGAGCCACACGCTGAGCGCGACGGAGATGCCATCGCATACGCATACCGGCACGACTGGGGCCGCCGACCGAAGCCTCGACCACGCTCACGTCCAATACGGCAATACGATTTACCTCGACCAGGGCGGAGGAGTGGCGGGCATCTCGAACTACTCGATGGTGCGCTGGGCCTGGGTGGCGTCGTTCGGCACCAACGGCGTCGACCGGAGCATCGACCACCTCCACGGTTTTACGACTGCCACCTCCGGGGGCGGGGGCGCGCACGAGAACCGCCCGCCCTACCGGGCGGTGCGCTGGATCACGGTGGCGGCCTGATGGACGACCTCCCGCACCTCGCCTGGCCGGTCCGCGTAGACGGCTCGAGCTACGCCAGCATCCAGCAGGACACAGACGACGAGGTTGCCGCAGCTGTGGCCGTCCTCCTCTCGTTCCGTCGGGGCTGGCGGGCGGAGCAGCCCGACTTCGGCATCACCGACCCAGCGTTCGAGCTCACGCCCATCAACACCGCGGAGATCGAGCGGCAAGTCGGCCTGTATGAGCCCAGGGCGGAGCTCGAGATAACGCTCAGCGACGACGGCCGCGGCGCCCAGCGGGTCCGCATCGCCGCCACCATCGCGGAGGAGGAGGAGTTCTAGCCGTGGCTGAGTACATCGACCTCGACCTCGTCAGCGATACCGACGCCCTGGCGAACGTCGCGTTCTCCTACCTCGAGGGCGCCATCCCCAACTGGGTCGCGCGCCCAGCGAACGTCGAGACGGTCATGCTCGAGGCCGACGCCCAGATGCTCAGCGAGGTCCTCGACCAGGCCTCGCAGGTGCCGCCGGCGGTCTACGCGACGATCGGCCAGACCATCTACGGCATTCCACGCCTCGCCGCTACGAGCGCCGTCGCTACCGCCACCATCACGTGGGCGGCGGATACCCCGGCGGTCATGCTCGACGCCCGCTCCCAGGTCATCGTCCCGAACCCCTCCGGCGACGCCCAGGTCTTCCTCACCGACGACGACGTAGTCGCCATAGAGGGAGGAGGCGAGAGCCGCGTCGGCGTCACGGCGGAGCTCCCCGGGGCGGCAGCCAACGGGAGCTTCGGCGACAGCGAGCTCGCCACCGCCCTCGACGGCGTCGACAGCATCCAGGTCAGCGAGGCGCAGGGCGGCACCGACGAGGAGGACATCGACGACTACCTCGACCGCCTGACGAGCGCGCTTACGCTGCTCGCTCCTCGCCCCATCCTTCCGCAGGACCACGCCACGCTCGCGCTCCAAGTGCCGGGCGTTGGCCGCGCGCTCGCCATCGACCTCTACATGCCCCCGGCGAGCGAGAGCCCCGTCGGCGATACCGACGCCCCGGAGTACAACTCCGCCGGCGGCAGCAACGTCCCGCGCTGCACTACCGTCGCCATAACGGGGCCTGGCGGGGCCGCCCCTGACGTCGGCCTGATGCAGCGGGTCTACGAGAGCCTCGACGCCCAGCGGGAGGTCAACTTCCTCAACTACGTCATCGGCCCGACGTACGCGACGATCGGCGTGAGGGCTACCGTGACGGCGTTCCCGGGGTTCGCGCTGGCGGACGTCGAGGCGGCGGCGGAGGCGATGATGCGCTCCTGGCTGGACCCCGGGCAGTTCGGGACGCTGCCGGGGGCGGCGGAGACGACGTCCTGGGCGCGCGACACGAAGGTTCGCCTGTATGAGGCCGTCGACTACCTCAACCGCGCCAACGGCGTCCACTGGGTCGACTCCGTCGAGCTCACCGCCAACGGCGGCTCCTCCTGGCAGGCGGCCGACATCGCGCTCTCCGGGGCGGCGCCGCTCCCGATGCCCGACGACGCGAACATCCTCATCACCGCGCAGGCGGCGCCGTGAGCCAACTGGGCCAGCCCCCCGACTACTCGCCGCTGGGAGCTCGCCTCGCTGAGCGCCTCGCGCCGCTCGCCCCCGACGACTCGAGCCAGGGCTACGCGCTGGGCCATCTCTGCGAGGCGCTGGCGTCGAAGGCCATCCAGTTGCAGGAGGCGTTCGACCCCGTCGACGCCGCGTCCTTCGAGACGATCTTGGACCCCGCGCGCTGCCCCGCCTGGGCGCTCCCCTGGCTCGCGCAGTTGGCGGGGCTCTCGCTGCCGACCACAGCTGACGAGGCGACTCAGCGCGCGCTCATAACGGCGCTCGCCCCGCAGCGCCGCGGCACCCCGGCGGCGCTCGAGGCCGCGGCGAGCCTCTTCCTGACTGGGAGCAAGACCGTCTTCTTCCGGGAGCGCGACCCCTCCGGCGCCGACCCCCCGTACACGCTCGAGGTCGTCACCGTCGAGAGCGAGACGCCCGACCCCGCCCAGGTGCTCGCCGCCCTGATGGCCGCGAAGCCCGCCGGCATCGTCCTGACGTACCGCTCCGTGCTGGGCTGGGACTACCAGGCGATGACGGATGAGGGCGCGAGCTCCGCCTGGACGTATGCGAGCCTGCCGCCCATCTTCCCGACGTACCGCGCCATGACAGAGAACTCTCGAGGAGGCCCCTAGATGTCCGGCCCGTCTGGCTCCACTCCCGTCCTGGGCCTTCCGTACCCGACGCCCGACGACAACGTCGACGTCCCCCGCGACATCAAGGCGCTCGCGGACGCCATCGCCGGCCAGGGCGGAGCCCCCGGCCTCATCTACGTCGGCGAGATCCGCTGGATGGGGATGCTCGTGGCGCCGGCGGGCTGGCTCGCCTGCGACGGAGCGGCCGTCTCGAGGACGGGCTCGTTCGCACGGCTGTTCGCCGCCATCGGCACCAACTACGGGGCCGGCGACGGCACGTCTACGTTCAACGTCCCCGACCTCCGCGGCCGGGCGGCCATCGGGGCGGGCCAGGGCGTGGGGCTCTCAGCGCGCGCGATGGGGGCCCGGGTGGGCGCGGAGACGGTCTCGCTCGCCGCGATGCCCGCCCATAACCACGGCGGCCTGACAGGCAACGACTCCCCCGACCACAACCACAACTACGAGACGTACACGGCGACCAACCAGGCGCAAGCCGCCGTCAACGCGGACCGCTTCGGCCTCTCGATCAGCGCAGAGGGGGCGCGCACCTCCTACGGCGCGAACCAGCGCCACAGCCACAGCATCCCCTCGCAGGGCTCCGGGGCGGCAGACGGCAACATGCCCCCCGCCCTCGTGATCCCCGCCTACATCTACGCAGGAGCGTGAGCATGACCGTCCAGGCCTCCATCGCCATCAATTACGTCGCCGACTCCGCCGCGGACGTCGAGGCGCTCGTCGCCGGCCTCTCCCTGCCGGAGGGCGCGTTCGTCTCCGCAAGCGTGGTCGAGCAGGTCGTCCAGGGAACAGTGCAGAGCGGAGCCGTCGCCCCGATTGAGACGGCAATGCCGGCGCCGGAGCCAACCCCGTAGGAGAGAGGAGTTCAGCATGACCGAAGAGCCGCAGGCCCCGCAGGAGGAGCCCGACGAGGGCGCCGCCGACAAGCCCGATGAGGGCGAGCTCGAGCAGGACCGCCAGCAGGGCGAGACGAGCGAGGAGCCCGACGAGCCGGCCGGCGACGACGAGGGCGACTCCGGCAGCGCTGAGGAGCCGGCCGGCGAGGAGTAGGCCCGTGGGCTCCTACTCCGGCCTCGACAAGGCGCAGCGCATCCGTTGCCGCGACCGCGCCTGCCAGGCGGCGTGGCTGCTCTACAACCACCGCGGCGCCGTCCACTACACGCAGGGCGCTCGCCGCTGGGAGGGCATCCGCTCAGGCCGCAACGCCCGGAAGGGGCAGTTCCCGGCCTACTGCGACTGCTCGAGCTCGAGCACGTGGTACCTCTGGAACGGCCTGTATCTGGGGTTCGGGATGGGCGACGTCGTCAACGGCCTGGGCTGGCGCGCCGGCTTTACCGGCACGCTGCGCAAGCACGGCAAGGTCGTCAAGGACCACGACAACATCCTCCGCTGCGACCTCGTCCTGTACGGCAAGCCGCCCAACGGCTCGCACGTCGCGATGGTCGTCTCGTTCAAGGGCTCGAGGCCCTACGTCATCAGCCACGGCTCTGAGGCGGGCCCGCTGTTTCTGCCCTACGACTACCGCTCCGACGTCCTCGAGGTCCGGCGCTACATCTGAGAGGAGGCTCTCATGGCCCAGAACGGCAGGCTCCCCGACTCCGACCTCGCCGACATCCCCGGCGGCCGGTTGCGCAAGGACGCCGCCGCCTCCTGGCTGCGGCTCCGCCAGCGCATCGGCAAGGAACAGGGCGTCTGGATCTGCCCGACGAGCTCGCGCACCGCCTACCGGCCCTACGCCGACCAGCAGTACTTCTGGAACCTCTACCAGTCGGGCAGGGGGGCGCTCGCCGCGAGGCCCGGCACCAGCAACCACGGATGGGGCATCGCCGTTGACCTGCCGACGCCGGCGATGCAGGCCGCCGTCCGCCGCTACGGGGCGGAGTACGGGTGGGGCATCCGCGGCGGCGGGCCCTGGACCGACGCCCCCTCTGAGGCGTGGCATACGACGTACAACCCCGACCGCGACCGCCACCGCGGCGAGAGCCCTCGAGCTCGCCCGAAGCCGCACCCCCGCACGTACCTCACCGGGGCGGAGAAGGCGGCGCGCGACACGCTCGTCAAAGAGCGGCGCATCGCCAAACGCCACGGCGGGTGGGAGAAGGTCGACAAGAGCCATCTCGAGCGCGCCTCGCGCGCGAAGAGCAAGCTTGCCGTCCAACTGCGCCAGATCCGGGAGGCCGCCGCGAAGAGCGGCTGGGGCCAGATGCACCGGAAGGAGCGCGCCGACTACATCAAGCAGCTGATCGGAGCCTGAGCCGTGAGCGAGCAGGAGCAGCAAGGCGAGGAGCCGGCGGAGGAGGCCTTCCCGCCCCCGGATGCCGGCAACCCCGACATCGCCGACGAGCCCGACGACGCGTTCGACGACGACGCCGGCGACGACGACGAGGCGCCCCTCGAGGGGGAGCCCCCAGCGGAGGAGGAGCCGTGAGCGAGACGCCAGGGCAGAAGGCGGCCGGCGGCGCCCAGCAGATAAGCGTCGTAGCGACGGAGCTCGAGGCCGTCGTCAAGTCGGTCCCGCAGTCCGCCATCCCGGGCGGCCTCAACAAGGGGCGGCTCGTGGCGGGCCTGGGCGCACTGGCCGGCATAGCGGCAGCGCTGGCGCCGGCGCTCGCCAACCTCGACATCACATCGACGGTCGGCGTCATCGGCGGCGTCGGCGCGCTGGCCGCGGCCGTCGTCAAGTGGCTGGACGGCTGGCAGAAGTACGAAGCCGACGTCCGCGACCCGACGAAGTTCAACGAGCCCGCGCCGTGAGCCGGTGCCGCTCGCCGCTACGTTCGCGGACTCCGCTGCCGGGCTGCTCACCGCGATGGCGGGCCTGGTGGGCGCCTGCGTCGCCGCCTACAAGCTCCTGAAGCCGTCGCCGCCGGCGGAGGAGGAGGAGGGGCCCGTTGATGCTCCCGCGCACCCCATGACGGTCCAGGACGAGCTCCACGCCCACATCAGCGACTTGCGCTCCTCGCTGGCCGACTGCCGCGCGACCGTCCTCGCTCTCCGCGGCCGGCTCGACCGCGCCACGCTGGGGGGCTCGAGCATGGACCGCGGGCCCGGCCCCAACCCACCCACCGACTGGCTCTCCCGATGACCCGCGCGCTCTGGCTCGTCGTCCTCTATGCCGGCCTCATCGGCGTCGGCGCCGGTACCGCGGCCGTCATGGCAGCCAACGCGGGCCCGGGGTCGCAGCGCGCCTCCGCGCAGACGCCGCCCGTCGCCATCGGGCCCCCGGGCCCGCAGGGGGAGCAGGGGCCGAAGGGGAGCCGGGGCGCCGCCGGCGCCAGGGGCCCTACGGGGCGTTCTGGGGCGTCGGGC